GTGCATCTGGACGGCATCTCATACGACGCCGCGCCGGAAGTAGCCAACGCACTGAAAAAGGCTCAGGACGACCTCAAAAAGGTTCGCGCCGACGCCGAGCAGTCCGAAAAGGACATGCAGAAGAAGATCGACGAAGAGAAGGCCAAAGCCGACGAAGAAAAGGCCAAGGTCGCGGAAATGGAAAAAGAGCGCGGTGACGCCGCGATTGCTGAAATGGTCAAAGCCCGTGTTGGCCTGATCGCAACGGCATCAAAGATCGTCACTGACAGCGCCGACATGGCCGGGATGACCGAGCGCGCCATCATGGAGGCCGCTATCAAGGCCCGCCATGACAGCTTCGACCCGACCGGCAAGTCCGATGACTACATTCGCTCGCGCTTCGACATGATCGTCGAGGGTCTTGGCGATGAAGCCGCGCGTGCGCAGGTCAAGGGCGCGACGCCGCTGCGCGCCGATGGCAAGCACGTCGATGTCCGCTCCGACATGGCGGACGGCATCCGCAACCAGTGGAAAAAGGAGGCCTGAGAATGGCACAAGTACAAGGGCAAGGCTACGGCTACGCGCTGGACAAAGCGCAAGCGGGCCAGAAGTTCGATCTGTCCACTGACATTGTGGACAGCTATGCGGCACAAACCGCCATTGCTTTCGGGCGTGGCGTCTCGCAAGGCACCGCTGCAAATCAGGTCAATCTGGCCGCTGCGGCTGGCACGTTCTTGGGTGTGGCGCTGTTCACCCACGCCAAGGAGCAGGTGTCTGGTGCCGCTGCATACGCCATTGGCGATGCCGTTTCGGTGCTGACCTTCGGGAAGGTCTGGGGCGAAGCCGTTGGTGCGGTGACGAAAGAGGCTGACGCCTATGTCATCACCACTGTCGGGGCCACGCAGGGCAAGTTCACCGCGTCTTCGGGTTCGGGCGCGCTTGGCCCCGTTGGCCGCTTCAAGTCGGCGGGCACCGACACGCTCGTCATCGTTGAAATCACAGCGGCACTTCGCGGCGCTGATGGCGCACCGGGCTAAGGAGGCCTGATCATGAATCAATTTGTAAACCTCGACAATGCGCAGTCGATTTTCTTTGCGCGTGAGCTGGAGGCCCGGAAAGCCCGAACCTATGACGTGGTGAAAGCCCCGCTCAAAGCGTTCGAGCTGTTCCCGACCGACAGCACTGCCGGAGCCGGTGCGGAAAGCATCGTCTATGAGCAGTATGACGAAACCGGCATTGCCAAGATCATCGCGAACTATGCCGATGACTTGCCGCGTGCCAGCGTCAAAGGCAAAGAGTTCACCGCCCGCGTGAAGTCGGTCGGCAACTCCTACGGCTACAGCCTGCAAGAGGTCCGCGCCGCTCAGATGGCCGGAAAGCCTCTGGTGCAACGTTCTGCGGATGCAGCGGCCCGCGCGCAGCGGGAGTTGTGGAACAAGATCGCGTTCTACGGTGATGCCTCCTACGGCATTCCGGGCTTTCTGACCAACACCAACATTCCGGACGCTTCGGCCCCGGCTGATGGTGCATCGTCCGGCACCACGTTTGCCAGCAAGACCCCTGATCAGATCATCCGTGATCTGAACAACCTGGCGAATACGGTTGTCACCAGCACCAACGGCGCAGAGCAGCCCGACACGCTGGTTCTGCCGGTGGCGCAGCATTCGTTGATTGCCAGCACGCCGCGCAGCTCGACCAGCGACACCACCATTCTGGATTTCTTCTTGGCGAACAACCCGTTCATCAAGTCCGTGGAATGGGCGAACGAACTGACGGCTGCACAGATGGCTGCGAACGGCGTCACCCGCTTTGATGGCGATGTGTGCTTTGTCTACCGCCGCAGCCCGGACGTTCTGACGCTGGAGATGCCGCAGATGTTCGAGCAACTGCCGGTGCAGGAGCGCGGTCTGGAATACGTTGTTCCATGCCACAGCCGGATTGCGGGCGTGCTGGTTTACTACCCGATGGCTTGCCGCTTCTTGGACAGCATCTGACGCACTGGCGGGGCTGTCATGGCCCCGCCGTTCACAGGCAGGAGATCGCGCTATGAAAATCAATTACACCAGACCGAACACCTACAGCGTCGATGGCGTGACGCTGTATCCCGGCATCAATATCGTGCCGAATGATGTTGCCGCCAAGTTTCTGGAGCATCCCTCCGTCAAGAAGCGCATCCGGGATGGCCTGATCGAGGTGATGTCCGAATCCGAGGCTCCGGAGCCTGATGATGTCTCCGGCATGGCCGACATCGCAGCCCTGCGCGATCTTGCCAAGGGCAACGCACGCAACCCCGCCGTCAAGGCCGCGCGTGAGCGTCTGGCCGAAATCGACGCCGCTGCTAAGGCTGATGAGTGATGCCCGCCGTTGACCTGATCCCCGTCATTGCCCCGGAACTGGTGGGCCACGCCTCCCTGTCTGCGGCGATCGATATGGCGGGCGCACAGGTCGCGGCAAACCATTGCTACCGGGATGTCGTTATCGCCAATATGGCGGCTCACATCCTGACCATCGGCGCGCGTGGTGGTGCTGGTGGCGCTATCACATCTGAGGCCGAAGGCGCGTTGTCGCGCAGCTATGGGGCCACCAAGACTGACGGTCTGGGGGCCACCTCCTACGGTCAGGAGGTCATGCGCCTGAACCAGCTATGCTACGGCCTGAGCGCAAGGACCGGCTGGGGTGGGTAAAAGCGAGTTTCGCGACAAGGATCGCGGCTGGAAGCGCATCAAGCGGGAAACCAAGGCGTTGACGCGCAAGGCGGTCAAGGTCGGCATCCAGTCGGATGGTGGCGATGTTCTAAACCGCGCCTTTTTCAACGAGTTCGGGACAAGCACGATCCCGGCCCGCCCGTTTATCAGCACCGCATTCGACGAAAACCGCGACGACCTTCACGAGATGAAGCGCCGCCTTTGGAACGGCGTGATCCAAGGCAAGATCAATGCCGCCCGTGCGGCCGCACTGCTTGGGGAACACCATCAAAATCAGGTGCGTGAGAAAATCACCAGCATCGACACTCCCCCGAATGCTGAAAGCACGATCCGGATGAAAGGGTCGAGCAACCCGCTGATCGACACGGGCCAGATGCGCAGCGCCGTCCGATACGAGGTCGAATGATGTCCAGCTTCCGCCGCCCCGTCACGATCAGCCGATACGGCGCGGGAAGCTACGTCAACGGCGTATGGACGCAGCCCGTGCCATTCGGTGTGACAATCCGCGCCAGCGTCCAGCCCGCCACGGATCGCGACATGCAAAGGCTGCCCGAGGGGCGGCGTCAGACCGGCGCTGTGAAGCTGTTCACCAACGACACTTTGCTGATCGAGATTGGCACGCAAAAAGCCGACCGGGTCACACTGCCAACCGGAACCTATGAGGTCGCGCAGGCTGATGCGTGGCAAAACGGCGTGATCAATCACAACGCCTATTTGTGTGTGCGGGTGGTCTGATGCAGGCGGTATATGGGCGGCTTGTAACGTGGCTTGCCACGCTGGTTCCGACTGGCTGCACGGTCATCATCGCGGATCAAAACGCACCGACGCCGCCCCGGCCATTCGTGACGGTGAAAATCGAAACCGTTCTCGACGTGGCCCGCGACTTTTCGGAAAACGTGCGGGATTTGACTGATCCCGGCACCGGGCCTTTCCCCTACGAGCTGCCGGAAGAAGAAGACCCCGAGGACGAACCGCCGCCGCCCTACGTTCCCAACTTTGTGCGCGACGTGGTGCGGTTCGTGCGGCTCACGGTCAACATTCAGGTCCATGGCCTTCCGGGGTCTATCTACAGCGCGGAAGCCGTCGCCCAAGGCATTCTTGACCACGCCTACAACTCAGACGCCGCCCTAGACACGCTCGGGCGGTCTCTGGCTTTCCAGCTTGTCCTATCCGCTCCGCAGTCTGCCGGTGCGGTCATCGGCTCCGAAATGGAGCCGCGCGTGGTCATGGCGCTGCAATTCAGCGCGACCCGCGATCTCGTCTACCAAATCGGCGGCATCTCCACCGTCATCATCACCGGCAGCGCAGATGCGCAACAAATCGAAAGCGAGGCAACATGGCAATCTCCATAATCCGCGACCGGGTCTTGGTCCAAATCCTGCGCGATACCGCTGCGGTGTCTCGCGTCTCCTTTGGCGTCCCCCTTTTTATTGGCGATACAGCATCCAGCCCACGCGCGGCAAGCTACGCCAATATTGACGAAGTGGCCGACGAGTTCGCGACCACCGATCCTGAATATCTGGCTGCGCTGGCGTTCTTCGCACAGCAGCCGCAGCCGCGTGAATTGATCATCGGTAACAAGGCCACCGAGGAAACCTATGTGGAGGCGCTTGCCGCTATCCGTGCGGTCAATGACACATGGTTTGCCGTGGCGGTCGAAGAAAACGACATGGCCGCCGCCGCTGCCACGGCGCTTGCCACGGCTGTCTCTGCGCTTCCCGGCCTGCGTCAGCTTCACCTGCGCACCAATGACGCTGATGTGCTGGTCGGGGCAGAGGATGAAGATCTGGCGTCCGTCATGGCCGCTGCGAACTTCGATCAGGTGCGCGTGGTCTATCATTCGCTGGCCGCGACCACCTATCCCGAAATGGCCATCCTTGGCCGCGTCCTGCCGATCCCGGAAAGCCGCACCACTGGACCCGGTTCCGCAGCATGGCACGATCAGCCCATTGTCGGCATCCCCGGCGACGTGTTCACCACCACGCAGCGCGCCGCGCTGGAGGCCAAGAACGCCGAATACATGTGTCAGGTCGCGGGCGCTGTTCGCAGCCTTGGCGGCAAGATGGCTGGTGGCGAATGGGGCGACGTCATGCACGGATTGGCATGGCTGGAAACCCGGTTGGCCGAAGATGTGTATGAACTGATCGCGCGGGCGGGAAACCGTCGCCAGAAAATCCCGTTCACGGACGAGGGGATCGCCCGCGTCGAGGGTGTCATCCGCGACCGTCTCGCCAAGGGTGTCGATATCGGCTTGCTGGTCAACGACTTCACCACCTCGGCACCGAAGCGCGAAGACACCGCGTTTGGCGACCGCACCAACCGCATTCTGAAAGATCTGACGTTCGAGGCCAATTTGGCCGGCGCAATCAAATTCGCCCAGATCACGGGCGTCGTGACCGCATAAGGAGGCCCGGAAATGGCGACTTTCACCTACGATTCCAAGCAACACTTTCTGACCATCGACGGATTTCCCATTCAGGGTTTCCAAGATGGCTCGGAGATCACTATCGAATTTGACGAGGACGCGGTGTCGCGTCAGGTTGATGTGGATGGGCGAAATGTGGTGTTCAACCGCACCAATAACTATCTGGCAACCGTCACGTTCACGCTGAACGAGGGTGCCGCCGCCAATGACTTTCTGACCGGCATCTACAAGGATTTCCGCGAGGGCAACGGCGGGATCGTGCCGCTGTTCTTCAAGGATAACAACGGGCGGTCATTGGCTCAAACCGATGGCTGCACGGTGCAATCCATGCCGTCACTGGGCGGGGGCCGCGAAAGCTCGGGCCGCGAATGGGTGATTGGTACGGCGCAGCTTGAAATGTTCGTCGGTGGTGCGGAGGCTGCAATCTGATGGCTGAAAGCGTTCACAAGACGATCAACGGCCATGACTACGAGATCAAGCCGTTCATGGGCATGCACGGCTGGCGTATCCAGATGCGCCTCGGCAAGATGATCGGTCCAGCACTCAAGGAAGTGCTGGGCGGTCTGCCCAAGGGTG